GCAAAAGGAAAGTCCTCCTCGAAAAATACCAGTACAGAGTTGTTATCAGTAGCGCTGTATTGATCCTTGTACTAGAATTTGTTGGGTTGATGTACTACGTTCATTCAGAGTATCAGAAGTCTAAATATCACGGGGAGAGTAAATAGATGGATTGGCTTAAATCAATTGCACCTACACTGGCTACTGCTCTGGGTGGACCACTGGCTGGTCTAGCAGTCAATGCGGTCTCGTCTGCCCTGGGGATAGATCCAGAGAAAGTACAAGACACCATCAGCTCTGGTAAATTAACAGCTGATCAGATTGCCTCTATCCAACAAGCAGAGTTAGCACTCAAGGCTCGCGCACAGGAACTAGGTTTAGACTTCGCAAAACTGGCTGTAGACGATAGAAAGTCAGCTAGGGAACTCCAGGCTACAACTCGCAGTTTTATTCCTCCAGCGCTCGCTATTCTCGTCACAGTGGGATTCTTCGGTATCCTAGTTGGAATGATGCTAGAGACGTTCAAGACCAGTGATGCCTTGATGCTGATGCTGGGTAGTTTAGGCACTGCCTGGACGGGGATCATTGCGTTTTACTTCGGATCTTCAGCTGGTAGCCAGGCTAAAGATGATCTACTTCACAAGAGTACGCCTTCAAAATGACTATTCTCACTAAAAACTTTACTCTAGAAGAGTTAACAATCACCGAACATCGGGAGTTTGACAATGAACCTAATGAGTCTGAAAGAGCAAACCTTGTCCGTCTTGCAATCTTCCTGGAGCAAGTTAAAGAACTTCTGGGTGGAAAGCCGGTCATGGTTAACAGCGCGTTTAGAAGTAAGCAAGTCAATGATGCAGTCGGAAGTAAAGACACTTCTCAGCATCGTATTGGGTGCGCTGCTGACATTCGTGTTCCTGGGATGGTTCCTGACGAAGTGGTTAAGTCTGTAATTGCCAGTGACTTACAGTTTGACCAGGTCATCAGGGAGTTTGACAGATGGACACATATTTCTGTGCCTTCTCACCCAGATGACAAACCTAGAAGACAAGCCTTAATCATAGATAAAGCGGGGACAAGACCGTATGCCTAATAAGTCGAAACCAAACCTGTCAGTAGGCAGAGGAGAGAAACAGTCAGTATCCAAGGGGGGAGGGTTGACAGCCAAAGGGCGAGCCAAATACAACCGAGCAACAGGATCAAACCTAAAAGCACCGCAGAAATCAGGACCAAGACATAAGTCATTTTGTGCAAGAAGTAAAAGTTGGACAGGTGAAAGAGGCAAAGCTGCCAGAAAGAGATGGGGATGCAGATGAAAAAGACACCAAAAGCAAAACGTGGTTTGTACTACAACATCAACAAGAGACGCAAAGCGGGACTACCCGCAAAGAAACCTGGACAGCCTGGTTACCCCACCAGAGCAGCATTTAAGGCAGCAGCCAAGACTGCTAAGAAAACCAAGCGCTAGTCTGAAAATAGAAAGACTATCACCGCTGCTGTCCAGATCAGTAGAAATACTTCTATAGGGGTCATGGAGCTGGTAGTAAGCCACCCTCAAACAAGTAGGTCCCAAAGTGTCCTAGACTTGCCCAGGGTGCTGCCCAGACCTTTAGACCCGCCTCTCTAGCCTTCCAACAAAAGAAGTAATCCTCAGACAAAAGTCTTTCTGTGCCTGGCTCAATAGCACAAGCAAAGTATTCTGTGATCTCTTCTCTGCCTACTTGCTGACCTATAAAACCTACGTCATTCTTGTAGGTTGCAACAAACTTCTTCATCTTGTTGAAGGTTTGTCTCTTGATCAACATGAACCCTGTACCACCGTTCCAGATCTCCACAGGCTTGTTCACAGGCACAGTGACAGATCCGTCATAGCCTTTGAGGTTGACCACCAGGCTGCCGGTCCTGTTCTTCCATTCGTTGACGGGTACACCTTGAGCAGCTGCTTGAGCAACACCATCCCAGTTGATTTCTTTTTTAGGATAGATCCCGCAGATGATGTCCACGTTAGCCTGGACCATCGGCACGACATCAGCTGGATTGAATTTAATATCAGCATCAATAAAGAGCAGATGGGTGTAATTCTTGTTCTGCATGAAGTGATGCGCCAGAGCATTTCTACCCCGCTGAATAAGACTTTCATTGAACATGGCAGAGTAGCCCATGTTCATACCGTTCTGCTGCAGCGTATGTCCCAGGGTGATCAGGGATTGTGTATAGTAACCCGTACACATTCCACCGTACATAGGAGTTGCCACAAAGATGTTGGCTGACTTCTTTGCTCTAGGTTTCTTCTCTGCCACTTCTTCTGTTTTCTTCTTCGTTGCCATGATGATCCTTTAAGTTAAGAGTTTGGCATACTGTGGACTGCGGGGGTATGCCAGCTCCCGTCCTAACTCCCAGGGTTGCCCTGGAGTTCGCGTCCACTGCTCTGTCCGTCTTTGAAACCTTCTTGATAAGCCAGGTCAATAAGATCTTTTAGAGTCATGTTGAGCAGCTCTAAGATATATCTTCTATCCTCAGAACATACTTGTTGGTCTTTGCAGACTTCCTCCACCCGTGGACTTCTATCCTGATCCCAGCTTTCCTGACCCATGAGACAGTCTCACTTTCTTGTATTTTCTTTATCCTGGTGGAGACCGCAGAGGCGGTGACCTGGACAGCCAAGATCTCTGAGTCTCTGATACACAACAGATCGCACCACCCCCAAAGATCCTGACGTATGCGAGCAAAAGGATTCCAATGTTCCACGATGGATACCAGGTAGCCTTCTTCTCTCAGATAAGCCAAGGATCTCTGGGTAGGTGTAACCTTCTTAGTTGCCATCAGAAGGGTACGTCATCGTCCATGTTGTCGCGGGCTGGTGGTCTCTTTGCGTAACCAGGAGTGACTTCCTTGTCGGATCTGTCTCCACCTTCTGCAATACGTTTCTTCTTGAGCCAGTTGTCTTCCTTGATCGAGAGCAGCGTATTACCTCTAGATGTAGGTTTCTGCCAGGCTCCCAAGTACAGTTTCTCACCAGCCTTGTAGTCGCACTCAAGCAAGATGAAACCTTGGAAGTCTGGAGACATCTCATGTTTCTTGTCTTTAGCCTCGGTAAAGTACATGACACCTTTGCCTGGTGTTTCTGGATAGTTTGATTTAGCTATTGCCATCTTGGTTCCTTAAAGTTCAACAGTTGTAAATTCTGACGGTATGTGTGTTTGTGGATCTGCACCAGCTGTAGCTATTGCAGCCTTGAGTTTGATCTTCTCAAAGGTATTGAATTGCACAGAAGTCAAGTCATTGACCACTGACAGGCTTTCAATCTTCTGAGTCTTGTCTTGTACTTTTAGTTTGGCAGAGTCAACGATTCTCTTGACCAGACCCGCATAGGCTGCAATCCACTCGTCTACGGTTTCATAGGCAGAGTGAGGCTCTTCTAGGTTTGGGACCCAGAGTTTGTATTGCGCGTCCTGGGTTTGTTCTTCAACAGATTTAATGATCTCCACCTCTTGTACGGGTGCTGGTCTAGCTCTTTCAGTAGGAGCGGGTGCAAAGTCTTGGACCTCTTCTGGCGTATAAACCCCCACGACACACCCAGGGTAGACTGAACGAATACCTTCGCTAACACACCTCGCGCGTAGCATCGCACGACTATAGTTCTTCCAATTGTCTTTGTTGGCAATACCAATAAGTTTGGCTTTGTTAAGCGTCCAGGTGACTTCAAGAGATCCTCCTTGTGGGTGAGAAAACAATCCTGTTACAACATCATCGGTGTACTCCTTCCAGGAGACAGATCCACCGGCTTGTTGGAACCTGGCAAGCATTGCATCTGCTTTCAGAGCTGGTCTGCCCTGTATAACGTGATAGTCTCGCATTGCTATGGCTGGGTGTAAGTCTTCAGCCTGGCACAGCAGCATGATTGCCATTGCCTCCTGTGGATTCTTAAACCCAAACATTCTGGATCCAGCTGCCACCTCTGCCATTGCTTGGATGTCTGCTAGTGGGACAATATTGCTCATATAAATTTCTCCCAAAGGTTAACGATTGTGTCTATCACTGTGGTTGCAGTGAGTATGTAAAGAGTCAAATCAGAGTTGCTCATCTTGTTTACCCTCATAAATCACCAATAATGCGTCTGCCAATTCAAACGCTGCTGTTGCTATTTCTGGTGGAGTTGCGTACAGCTCCAAAGCATGAGGTGCAATACCTTGCACACACATAGTTGCTACCCAAAGTCTGATGTCTATACCTTCAGAGATGGTGGTCTGCCCTGATGTAGGGTGTTTGTGCTGAAAGGGAAATACTTTCATAGTAGTCTCAACTGTACTTTGTAGACCTGGGGAACCAGCTTAACTGGGCTGACGGTCTTGTTTGTGATTCTGCATTTGCGCTGCAGCTGTGACTCCAGATGACCTTTCTCTAGCAATTCGTTGATACGTCCGCAAACGCTAGAGAGTCTGATGTTCAAGAGTTCTGAGACCTCTGCTCTGGAAAAGTCTCTGTGGGGATTACTTTTAAAGAAAGTCAGGATGTTGTTGGCTTGTAGACCAAGTTTCCCAGAGGCTTTGTGTTCCTCCAGGTTGATGATGCTGCTTTGAGCAATCATTTGACCAGGAACCTTCTAGAGCCTGGAATGGGACGCATGAATTGCTCATAGATGTCTGGCATGGATTGTTTGAACAAAGTGCTGTCAAACTTGTTTGTAGCCTTTGCATTCTTCCAGGTTGCCAATACCTTCCCGTCCACGGTCATCAGAGTCCCTCTGTCTTCCATGTAGCCTTGTATAAGAGTTTGTATTTGCTCTTCTTGAGCCTCTAGAGCCTTTATTTGAGCCTTGAGATTAGCAAGGGTGCTACAAGCCAATTCAACACTCTGAGAGGCTGTTTTAACCGTCTCTGAGGAGAACGGATACATGAGTTTGGTCTGGTCCAAGTCTTCTGGAGGATAGGGTTGGTCTGTCTGGACTCTTGCCCAAACGTCTGCCATCTTCCAGAGCAGCTCTGTCTTCATCTCTTCTGTGATATTAAACTCTTGTAGGTAAAACTCCTGACCACCAAAAAGCACAGCCAGGTAAACCGTGTCCGTATTGAATACGGCTGCCTCATGGATGATCTGAGCCATGTCTGCAGAAGGTATGTTTCTATCATCAAACTTGTTGCGAACAGCTGCGTTGTAATTCTTGCATTCAACCAGGAAAGATTTACCATTTCGAGTTCCTACAAAGTCAAAGTGTGATTTAAGCCAGGATTCCTTTTTGTGAGTAACTGCATCCTCAATCTTGGTGAGTTCAATCTGCAGCCTGTTTTGAGCGAGTCTGCCAATGACCGGCTCCATGACGTGACCCATCTGGACTGCCTCTATGTCTGATAGATCAGGTATAGGCTTTCTTCCGAGTTTGGTCAGGATGACATCGTTGGCTTTCCCGTTTGCAACCTTCCTGGAGTCTCCAGACCAGATCGCAGAGTTTCTTGTTTCAGGTGAAAAGTCTGACATAAGTTACCTTTATGAAGTTAGGATTAGTTAATTATACACATAGATGATTAGTCTTATAGTTTAATCTTCAATCTCCTTTTGTAAGTTGATTTGTCTTTTACGCCAGCCAGGCTTGTACTCTGAGCGTACTTTCTCTTCTACCAGCTGGATCAGCCTGGCATCCCGTATGTGATCAAAGACAGATACTTCTCTAAGGTCTTGAATGTGCGCTCTAGCAAAGGTGTTAGCCTCTAGCCTTAAGTGCATGATTTCGTCTTTAGTCATTCTTTACCTCTGCTAATTGCTGCAGATCTTTAGACAATCTAGCGATCATCTTTGCTGTTTCTCTGGACACAATTGTGGGCAATGTATCCAGTTGAACCTCTTGTTGTTTAAACTTCCTTATCAGTCGTTTCACCTCTAGCAAACGTATCCTGTAGTCGGATTTACCTGTAGAACGATAAAGAGCGCGTAGCTCTTTCTCTCTATGTGTGAGCAGCTCTAGCATTACAAAACTCCCTTTTGATTTACTTGTTGAACCCGTTGCCTTAAGTGGGGAAACCTAAACTTTATTTTTTTAAA